GCAAGTTCTTTTATCTGTTTTGCGGTCAATAACATCAATTCCGTATAATCACCTTCGGCCCAATTTTTAAGTTCCTTTAAAACACCATCAGAATCAACTTCAACGCGCTTTGAACGCTTTTCTTTTAGTTCGGAAATTCTTTTTTGGATATAAGGTTTTATAAGGTTTTCATTTGCAATAACACTTGCGGTTTTTTTGGAGTAACCGGCACGAATTGCCGCTTGTGTTGCATTGAGATCAATTAAGTACTCTTTACAAAACATTTCTTGCTTATCCGTTAGCTTTCCCATTTACCAAAGTTAGTGAATTAAGAATTAAACACCGATTTATCCAATTTGAAAGTACCTTTTCCATCTGCATTGAATGAACAAAGAATGTAATATTTTGTTTCGTGTGTGATGTATATTTTTTTATCCTTGTATGTATAATTTTGTGAAAAATCCATAGGTTCAAAATCTTTTATCATTCCCTTCTAATCTTTTACTTTTGTTAATAAATCGGTTTGCAAAAAACCTTCTTAATTTTAAATACTTTATTCTATTTCTGACATTTACACCGTTAAAATCTGCTTGGCCGGTTTCGTATTCAATCAATATCATTCGGTCAATATAGTCAATTCTTGGCCTTTTCATTGCGTAATCTTTTCAAAGTACGCATAAATTAATGAATTTAAAGCTGCTACTATAAAAGCAATAATTACCAATTCAGCGTTAAAAGTGCCATTATAATAGCCAAGTTCTATTGATACGGCCCAAACTGAAGCCATACACGTTCCACAACCTATAACCGGTTTTAAAAGGTGTTTAAGGAGTTGTGAATGTCTTTGTGCCCATTCGTAGGGCATACGTAAAAAATAGAATATCATTCCAGGAGAACTAATTATTCTCAATCCAACACAAAACAATGATATTATTAACGCTTTTAATAAAATATCCATATCTAAAAAAATAATTTAAAACATTCAACCCAATACTTGATAATAGGAAAGATAATAAAAGGAATTGAACCAACTATTATTCCAATAGCGAAAAGTCCTTTTAAAATATCTGTAAATCTCTTTAATTTGCTCATTCTTTTATTTTTAGTAATTTTCTTAATATAGGGTTTATTATTAACATTTGCAATAATACGGTTACAAAGATAATTAAATATATTTCTTTCATCTGTTTAAATGTTTATCAAGTGCAACAATTATTTTTTTATTGTATATTAATGTCCACATTTCACCATACAATGATATATTTATATTTCCATCTTGATTTAGGTAATAAGCCGCAACCGCGTTAATATCAAAAGTAAAATCTACATTTTTAAATTCCGGTTCGGGTGGCGAAATATCCAACTTCAACGCTTGTTCAATATCTTTAAAATTGGCAACAAATTCGGTTTTTGCTTTCATATTGTTACAAATATAATCATTTTCTTTTTTAAATTTTGATAAGTCTTTTAATTATCTTTTCTAATACTCCAACGGTTATTGAATTTCCAGCTTGTTTATACATTTGGGTATCTGAACAAGGCATTTTGAATGAATCCGGAAAATCTTGCAATCTGAAACATTCGCGCGGTGTTAATCTTCTTATTTTTACTGAAACCATTTCGGGAATGTCGTGAACAATAACAGAATCGTTATTTAACTTAACAAATGGTTGTCTTAAACCTCCTTGCATTGTGTTTAAAGTAGGTGAACATCCATTAACTGAATAAATTCTATTATTTGAATGTTTAGGATTATTTAACTGAACAATATCAATGTAATTATCTTGCATTGAACGCTGCATTTTTTTAACCTCGCAAGTAATAGTATTTGCTACTTCTCTATTAACAACTAAATTTTCATTCCCTTGCCTATCTTTTCCAATATAATTAATCATTTTTTCACTTAAAAAATACTTTTCATCAACATCATCTTCCAAAACATCTTTTAATCTTTTTGTTAAATGTTCCTTTGGTGGAAATAGAAAATTATTATCAGCATCATCCCGAATACCAACTATAAAAATCCTTTCTCTGTTTTGCGGAACACCATAATCTTTTGAATTTAAAACTTGATAATAAACGTGATAATTAGCACTTTCTTCGTGTGGAAAAATAACCGGTTGACCGTTTACCGATTTAGATAAGTAATCAATCCAGCGTTGAAATGTTCGCCCATTATCATCAGACAATAAACCTTTGACATTTTCAAAAATAAAATATCTTGGTTTATTTTTTAATATAAATTCGTGTGAATTGTAAAATAAAACACCGCGATTTTCTTTTTCACCTTTCCTTTGTCCGGCAATGCTGAAAGCTTGACAAGGTGGTGAAGTCATATAAATATCAATACTTTCTTTTGGAATTTCGCGATTATAAACATTTTCCGGATAGTATTTCGGTTCACCATAATTTTCAATAAATGTTTGCCGGGCATATTTATCCATATCACAAGCAAATATTGTTTGATAATTTATTTTTAATCTTTTCAAGGCTTGGTCAAATGCACCAACTCCGGAAAAATCGCTTCCAACTTTTAAATTCTTCATTTTGTTTTTAGTTTTTTTAATTTGTCTTTAAATATAACCTTTATTTCTATTAATTCGGGAATTGAGTATTTTTTTAATGTGTTTTTTCTTTGCTCCAATTCGTCAAATCTTTTTTGTCCTATCTTCTTAATCAATCGAGGATAATATTCCGCAAGGTTGCCGGATTTATTCTTATTGCAATTAAACCAACATTGTGCGTGAGCATTGTCAACATCAAGTGCAACACTTTTATTTTGGCCTTGTGGAAAATAATGACCGGAAGTTAAACGGTAAGTTCCAGGAGCAGCATCACAAGAAATACATTTTTCGTTTTTGTCGCGTTCTCTTATGTATGAATTAAACACTTTCAACGCTTCTTGGTAGTAATCCATCCAAGTTTTCATTTGTTGCTTCAATTGGCGTGTTTCTTTGCGTTTCTTTTTTGCTTCCAATACTTTTGCATATTCAATTGCACAAATTGGTGAACAAACGGCTTGTAAAGGCTTCATTCTTTCAAATGGTGTTTTGCATTGTTTACATTTATAAAGTCGTTTAGGTTTATTCTTAGGTAGCTTTTCGGCTTTGTGTTTACATTCTTTTGAGCACGTTTTTTGATTGAAATAAACAACTTCAAATTTATTTTTGCAATTTTTACACCTCATTTTTTAACGTTATCTAAAAAACATTAAAACGCTTTTTTAGTTTTGTGTTATGCGCAATTACCCAACGCAAGTAAAGCGTTTGCGCATTCGTCTACCGTTACTCCTGTTTTGCTAATTAACTCACCAGACCTTACAACCCCTTGTTTTACTTCTTCATCTGTCATTTTAGATGTATCGTGTCCAAAAAAAGCTAAGTGTGCTCGTAACTGTTCAATAAGTATTTTCTCTTGTTTCTCCACGCTTAAAAAGCGCATAACAATATGTAAAACCCATTGCTTATTCAGTAAGTAATTTGCTATTCGATAAAGTATATTTTTCATAATCAACATGTTTTACATTAACCGTTAATTAAATTTATTCAATTTTCCGATTTGTAAATTATAGCAATCATCTTTAAAGGTCCAAACTCCATTGCCATTTGGGTCAATTTCATTCTTCTTGTTAAATGTTGATATATTATAAAAATCAACCGGTTTAATATAACCGTATAAATAAGCATTTTTTAAATCATCAGAAACACCAACAAAGAAATAATAATTACATTTTTGAGTTGTGTTGAAATCAAATATATTTAAATTCCAATTGTTATTTGGTGTAAACTTGGATGTAAATTTTTTTGTTTTAACATCAATTTTGTAATTATCAATAATTAAGTCATAGTCATAAGTTGAATTAAAATCTAACTTTGAACCTTTCGCGGTGTAAATATCGTAAACAACTATTTCACCAATTGCACCGAATAAATTTCCTTTTCCTTTTGTTTTTGAACCTTTCAATTCTCCGAATGAATAAAGTTTTTTTGCGCGTTCAATTTGTTCTTCTGAAATGTTTATTTCCTTCATAAATATATTTTGTTTTCTTCTTCCATTTGCTGGACCAAAAAATAATTTTGTTTAAATTCATCCGCATCCATTAAATAAATACCATTATCTGAAGCAAACTTTCTAAAGCGTTCAATTGCTATGTTCATTTCATCTTTTGAAATGTTTTTTGTACTCTTTAAATCTTCACGAATTTCACCGGTTTTTTTATTGGTCCTTTCGTAAATAAATAAATCAGCGTTCACAGTTGCTTTGAAAATTGTTTGTTTAGTGTATTCTATTGTTTCACCGTATTCAACCGCGAA